CTGGGGGCGCGGCTCTAGTTAGATGTTTTTCCTTCAAGATTCGTTTAGGAATTTTTAGGTAAAGAACAAAAGAAAGATCACACTCATTATGATAATGAACAGGATTGTATTCATAGGGTTTTGTAAAATTAATCCACATAGTTCTTAGAGCGTAGCCACTTACTTTAAACAATGTCTTACCAGCATAGCGTCTAAACCCTTCGATCCAAGTGTCAATATATATTCTTAATTCTTCCTCAATCCAGGGGTCTTTCTTAAGATCAAACGCTCTTTCATCCGCAATTTGTCCAGCGAGCTGTGTAGTAAAGGGACGGGTCAGTTTTTTTCCTGTCGACAAAAGTCTCTTACAATAGTCTGGGTCTACCTTAATCTCTGCAACATAAGGTCCCCAATGATAAAATTTATGGTGCAGAAATCTATTCTCTTCCATTAGGTTCCTTAGGTCTACATTGCATGTTCCAATGAATAAATCGAAATGGATCAATGCCCAGATCTACAGCAAATTCATGAGAGAGATAACCCGGAAAAATAATCATGGTTCCAGGTGTAGGTCTATGATGAACAGAATCATTGGCACGGGTTAATTGTTTGTCGTCTTTTTCAGGAAGCTTGGTCATAACCGCTCCTGGACGAGGGTCATTAAAAATAGGATAAGAAGTACGAGGGCTACATTTTAAAAAATAAAATCCTGAAACATGTTGATTATAATGTGTATGATTACTGTGATGACCTCCTCCTTTTTTACTAAACTCTTGGACCCAAAGTTCTGTAAAGTGTAGGTCTTGGGTACTTAAATCAAATCCACTCCACTCTAGGAAAGAATAACTTTGTTGACCACAAAAATGAGCAAATTCTTTTACCTGGGGATCTCCCAGCATTGTAGGAGAGTGAGCAGGCAAACCAAAATCTCCTAACTTTCTTTTCATGTCTTTATTCCTTTTTTTAATAGGGTCTTTTAAAAGAGTGAATGCTTTTTTAATATAAGGATTACTTACCTTATTAAGATGAGGCAAAAAATCTGGCATATTTATAATCCACACAGGGGATTTAAAATAATCTAATGGAGTATAAGTAATTTTTTTCATACAAAAGCATTTCCACAAAACCAGGCCACTAAAGAATATCTCGTACCTTGAGTAACAGGTTTAACTCGGTGTTGAACATGAGAGGGAAACACCACTACTGAACCTTGCTCCTTCATAGGGGCTACCTCTATATTTTTTTTATCGGGAGTACTTAGATCAAGCTCTAGTTCTCCTCCTTTATAATCCTCAGGTTTAGATAAACTTACACACATGGAAAGTTTTCTAATTTTCCCTTTTAAAGGACCTTCTTTTTGAAAAGGTTCATGAAAACCATCTGCATGCCACCCATAATATTGTCCTTTTGTATACTTAGTAAATTGACAATCTTCTGACCAGCTCCATTCAAAGTTCCAGCCAGCATTTCTGTTAGCTATATGAAGAAGCGGCTGAATTTCCTTGTAGATCCAACGAGGATTCATAAAAGCTACATAAGAGTCTCGTTTTTTCTTAAGCCATTTAAGTTCCTTCTTGGTCAAAGGGTCTTTTATTACATCTCTTTTACCAACATCCCGAATCCCTCCTACAATTCCTAATTTTTTTTCCGCAACCATTGGTTTTCCATACCGAACAATATCATTACATATTCTTGGAGGAATCATTGCTTTAAAGTACCAGTAGTAATATTTTAAAATCATTGTGTAATACTTACATTTGTAACTATAGTAACTCTTAAATCCTTAGTGGGTTTTTGTTTAGGAATTTCATGTATTAAAACAGCAGGAGTAATGATAAAGTCATCTTCTTCAATGGGTAATGACCAATCATCAAACATAAAAGAATTACCTGGATACTGGTTATCTACATGAGCATGCATCTTTGGAAACATAAATTTCATAAAACGACTATAATAAGCAGGATTCAAATATCTAGTACGACTATGTTCTTTAGGATTAAATTTTAAATAATGAATACAGGAAAAATCTGCATCAGGTAAATGATCGTGAGAGCGCATATACTGACCTTCTTTGACTGCTGTATAATTAGTAACATTAAAACTATAGGTACACTTTCCTTTTCCTCTAAAGACTTTGACATAAAACTGATTAAAGACTTTTTTATAAACAGGGAGGATAGAGTCTAGATCTAACCATTTAAATTTTTTATTTTTAAAATCAGCATGGGCATGATGAAACTCACTGCCTGAATAATCCCATTTGTTACGGGCAGGATCTAATTTATAATTCGCCTCAATAGTTTTAACCATTTTTTCTTTGTTAAAAGATTTGGGATCAATTTTAACCCTATAAATAGGACAACCGAACAGAAAGTCTATGTTAAATTTATTCATTATAGATATTTAAACCATGATGGAAGCGTATATCGATTTCCTTTTTTAATCTTAGATACACCATGAGTAATCTCATCGCTTTTGAAAAAGATAAAAGAATTAGCTTTAGGTTTTCGATTAGAGTATTCTTTTAACAACAGTTCTCCTCCTTGATAATCATCATTTAAATATCCTAGTCCGCTAAAATCAACCGTGTCATATATATCTTCTTGTCTGTCTCTATGCATTCCCATATATTCTCCTTTTTTCCAGCGACATATTCGAGGGGGAGACCACGCGGTAACTTTAGTATTAAAATAATGACCAATAAAAAAACAAGATTTATGAAAGTAATAATCCAAGAGACTTCTTACTTCTGTGTCTGGAATTGATTCATAATGTAAAGTTCTTTTTTTATGATGCTTACGTTCATCAGTACATAATTTTTTATTCTGATCCCAATAATGCATTAACATCTTAGAATCAGCTGGAAGAAAAAAATCTTCAATAATAAAAAGGGGTGGTTTTTTTGGTTTAATCATTACATCCAATCATACCACATTGTTAAAATGATATTAAGTCCTTGACTTGTGTTAGGAGTTACAAAATATCGTTGAGTAGAAGGAAAAATAAGGAATTTGTTATTTTCTAAAGGAATGTGCCATGAACGATTAGCTCTTCTATTATCATCATATTCCATTACAGCTGTACAAGAATCTGGTTGAATATCAATTCCGTATAGACACGTATAATCTGCAGAGGTTTTTAGATTTAAAGGATCTATAGACTTTCTACTAATTGTAGAATTACCTGGAAAAAGAACATTGGCAAAACAGGCTTTATTAATTAAGTTTTGCTTATACCGTAGCACAAAAAACTCTCTAAGGTAAGTTTGTAAATGACCAAGAGGAGGAGAATAATCTACAAAATAATCATTGTAAGAAATGTCTTGAGGATTTTTACTCACTCTTTTATCTTTCTCCATAAAAGCATTATGTAAAATACCTGATTTAATATTATCTCTATCGATTTCAAATCCTGGCGGACAATCCACGTCGCCGTATATCATTGCTATTTCACTGAGTACTTTCTTCTTCATTCTGATTTGCTTTATATACAAATGCAGAGGTAAAGTAAAGTTGATCTATGTCAATTTACATCCTATAAAATATGGGAGAGTAGTAAAAGTTTACTAAAAAAAAAATTAGCGAGGGGTGCCTTGAAGTACCCAGGCATTGGCTTCTTCAGTCCATACATACACATCATCTTGATCTTCAAGAACAAGTCTAGTGGAAGGATAGTCCAGAAATGGATATAGTGGATCTCCTGAGCTTGTAGGAGCTTGATATAAACCTGTGTTTGAATTTAATACCCATTGACCTGGAAAAGGATTTGTAGTTGTAAAACCATCTATGCTCGCATTATAGGTTCCACCTTTAGGAGCATAATTTTTTCTCAAAGGAGTTCCTCCTCCTGTATGTGTATTACCATAAGTGGCAGGATCAGTTTGTTTCCAAAAAGGCCAGTTATGAAGTTTTTCTAAAAAAACTCTACCTTTTTCTTCATCTAGAACTCCGTTCTTCTCACAGTCCTTATCGGCTACAACATGTACTCCTAAAACTTCGTTAGTA